CTAATCTTGCTATGATACCCGCTGGGTACAAATCTCGTGTTTTGTATAGCGCAATACCAGAAGAAGAAGTTGGTGACTTTGCATTTGAAAGAACAGGAGTAGGCACTAGGGTTAATAGTGATGGATTAATAGTGTCAATGGCTTCACAACTGCCTAGATTAAATTATGATTTAACAAACAATGTGGCGAGTAGGTGTCCGCATTTTTTATTAGAACCAGCTAGAACTAACCTTATACATTATAGCAATAACTTTGCGGGAACAGGTTGGGGTAACTCAGATGCGACTTTAACTGCAAATACAACATCTTCACCAGACGGAACATTAAATGCTAGTACGCTAAAAGCTACATCAGCAGGAGGGTTTAATAATTATAACGCAACAGGCGCATCATCTACTTCACATACAGTTTCTATATATATTAAAAGAAAAACAGGAACAGGTCAGGTTCAATTATATGGACCCGAAAATGCTTATCAAGATATTACAGTAACTAGCGATTGGACTAGGTTTGATTTTACTGCAACATCAACAACAACCGCAATTAGAATAGGCGTAAAACTAGCAGTATCAGGAGACGAAGTTTTTTTATTTGGCGCACAAGCTGAAGCTGGATTATACGCAACTACTTATATACCAACAGACGGGGGGACAGCAACTAGAGCAATAGAAACTGCAATTAATAGTGGTAGCGCAGCAACTTTTAATTCTGAATCTGGAATATTATTTGCAGAAATAGCAGCATTAACTAGGTCAGCAGAAACCAGTTATTTAGGGTTAAGCGATGGAACTAATAATAATGTAGTTTTATTAGGGTTTACATCAACATTAAATAGAATTACTGCTTTTTGTGGTGGCGCAGATGATGTTACTATAAATTATGCTGCGACAGATAAAAGGGATTTACATAAATGCGCAGTTTCTTACCAGAATAATAAAGTTAAATTTTGGGTTAACGGTTCACAAGTAGGGAACACAGAAACTACATTTGGAATATTTGCAGTAAACACTTTAAATACACTACGATTTGATTATGGAGATGGCTCTAATGATTTCTTTGGAAAATGTAAAGATTTAAGAGTTTATGATACAGACGGTATGTCTGATACTGAGATAGATAATTTATTAACTGAAATAACAATATAATGCCGATACCTAAACCAAACAAAGACGAGAAACAGAGAGATTTTATGATGCGATGCGTTGCAGTAACATCTAAAGAATATAAAAGAGAACAAGCAGTAGCTATATGTTACAAAAAATACAGAGAGAAAGATGGCAAATATTAACCCAGAAAGCAAATTCAGTTTAAGCTTAAAAGAAGTGGTTGGCGCAGTTGTAGGTCTTGCAAGTGTATTTGGTATATATTTTACTTTACAGGCAAGTGTGGCTTCTAATAGTGAAAACATAGAAGAAATAAAAAATGATGGAGTTTCTAGTGTAGAATTCCAGTACAAAGATGAATTGGTGCGGAGTACAATCCAAAGGATAGAAGAAAAACAAGAAATAATGAATGAAGATGTAAACGAGATTAAAGGTCAATTAGATAAAATTGATGAGCGTTTATATCAAATTAGTAAAAACAGATGAAATGGAATGTAACGGTAATTGCCCTTTTTGTATGGGTTGCTAATTATTCGCAATCTAATATTGAAGTTATACAATATAGTGCGGGTTTTGTAAAAGACAATGAAATATCTTTAAATAGTTTTAGGGGTGTAGAAACTAAAACTTTGTACATCAGTAAAAATAAATCTTTGTTTGATAAGCGAAGTATTAAATATTTACCAACAGTAGTAGTTTACCACAATGGGGAAGAGGTTATAAGGATAGAATCTAACATATCTTTAAAATTACCCTCTAATACTGTTGATTTAATTAGTTTAGAAATAGAAGAAATAATAGAAAGTAAATTTTAATTATGATAGAAACTTTAAGACATTTTTTAGGAATATGCGGGGAAAATAACCACCCTAATTTATTAAACATACTTTTAATTTTTATGGTTTTATATATAAGTTATAAAGCCTTTAAAAGCAAAAGAAAAGTAATTACATTTATTTTACTATTGTTTTTTTTATATTCACCAGCACAGGTTATCAACCAAGATAGTTTGTTGCAAAATAAAATTGTAAAAAAATATAAATCTAAAACATTCTTTAAAAATATATATAAAGAGTTTTTTAAATATGGAACTTTATATGTAGCGGGAGATGTTAGAAACTCTTATGAGCAACAACGTAAAAACTATTTTGTAAGGACTAATCCTGAAAACCTTTATGATGTACCGCAAGTTATAGACCAAACAATATACCACCCTTTTGATTACAGGTATGGTTTAGGCTTTAGAAAACTAGCAAGATTTGACTATGAAATAAAAGCTAAACATTACTACGATGGAACAGAAAACAACAAATCTTTGTCATCTCCAACTGCTGCGGTTCAGGGGTTCGAATATTTATTACATTTTGAAAAAGAAAGAAGAAGAGGGGAAGAGTTTATTAACTCTAGGTATTTTTTAAGACACACAGGGAAATACCATATTCTTAAATTAGAGCATAGAGAAGTGGGAAACGTAGGCTTCAATTATCAATCAGCAGAAGCAAGATTACGATTGCCTATTGGTAAAAAGTTTAGTATTTCAGCGGGTGTAATAGCTAGGACACACGAAAAAGCGTATGGATATAATCCTATTGAAATATGGTTAAACGAAACAGAAATATATACAGATTCACAGGGTAATGAATATGAATACCCTGCTAACCCGTGGTATAGTTTAGGATTTTTGTACGGTTATGATGATGTCTATTATACATCTAGTGATGAGTACGGAAACGAAATATCTGACTGGTATTGGACTGACCCTAATGGTGAAATAGTAGCATACACGGATTTACAATTTAGAGACCAAATATTTGGTAATTTAATGAATAGATACAACAACGAAATTTGGGACACTCTAGACCCTTATGCTGAGTATGCACCGATTGTTGGTTTTGATTTCTACCATTATAAAAGAAACTTTTGGTTACACGCATACGGAAATTGGATATTACCATATCATACATATTTTAAAGGAGATTCTGACTTTAATTATTTAAATAGAAATAATTGGGGATTGGGGGGACTTAGATTAGATTCAAAACCTGAACAATGGGATGACTATCAAGCTGGTATAATAGCTGGTTGGAAAATTTCAAAAACTTTAGGATTCTTCGTTGAGGGGGAATATACTAAATTTTGGGATAGTGAAATTTTTAACACGTCATTAGGTATTAATTTTAGATTATAATTATGTGGAAAATAACAAAAAAATATTTTAACAATTTATGGAACTATGTTTGGGGTTTAACAACAGTAGATGAAAAAGCTAAGGCAACCGCAAAAGAAGTTAAAAGAAGATATAGAAGAACAAAAAAAGAATTATCAGACGTTAAAGACGCTTTAAAAGAAGTAGGTAACCAAATTGGAGATGTAAAAGAAGCGGTTAAAGGTAGTAAACGTAAAGGCAGAAAAAAAAATGAAAATAAGTAAACATATTACATACGCTGAAGCGATACATTCTAACACAGCTAAAAGGAGAGAAATAGATAATACTCCGCAGGGTGAACATTTAGACAATATGAGGCTATTGGCTGAAAAAGTATTTGAGCCATTAAGACAATGGGTAGGGGGACCTATTAAAGTAAATAGCTTTTACAGGTCAGAAGCTACAAATCGTGCAGTCGGCGGAACTGGAAAATCGCAACATTGTAAAGGTCAGGCAATTGATATTGATGATGTGTTTGGTTATAAAACTAACGCAGAGATGTTTTATTATATAAAAGATAATTTAGAATATGACCAAATAATTTGGGAGTTCGGCGATGAGCATAACCCTAATTGGATTCATATAAGTTATGATAAAAACAATAATAGAAACAGAGCATTAAGAGCAGTTAAAAAAGGCGGTAGAACTAAATATGAATTATTTTAATGGATTTTAGAATAATATTGCTATTGCCTAATGGCCTAAATGTAGGCTTTAATTATTATCCAGCAACTGACTTATACAATTATGAAGAAATAAATATTTATTTATTAATTTTTTTATTTAAATGGCGTTTTTATTATGATTAAAAAGCTGAAAAAATGGTGGTTAGGTTTTAAAAAAAAGCATATAGTAACAGAAATATATTTTGAAGATGAGCAAAAAAAAGTTTAAAGACACAAAAGTTGGTAAGTTCCTTTTAAATAAAGGTAGCGATTTAATTAATGTAGTGGGCGATGTGTTACCCGATTCTGGTGCTTTAGGCGTTTTAAAGGGCTTAATTTCTAGCGATGATAGTTTACCCCAACAAGACAAAGAAACAGCCTTAAAACTCTTAGAAATGGACGTGGTAGAGATGCAAGAGGTTTCTAAACGCTGGGATAGTGATATGAAAAGTGATAGTTGGTTAAGCAAAAACACTAGACCAATGACATTAATATTCCTAACTGTATCAATGGTATTGTTAATTTTAATGGATAGCTTTAATTGGGGTTTTAATGTTTCTGAGGGTTGGGTAACATTACTGCAAACACTTTTGGTTACAGTTTATGTTGCTTACTTTGGTTCAAGAGGTGCAGAAAAATTTAAAAAGATAAGCAATGATAAATGATAAAATAAAATTATATAAAATTTTAGAATTATTAAAAATAGATTTAAAATCTTATAACGATTACCCACAAGCAGCAAGAAATAATGCAAAAAGGGCTATTAAATGGAAAAAAGAAAATGGCTCTAGTTGTGGCACTCCAGTAGGTTGGAGAAGAGCATCACAATTATCTACTGGTCAAGCACTTACTAGGTCAACAATAGCGAGGATGGCTAGTTTTAAAAGGCACCAACAAAATAAAGATGTACCATACTCAGAGGGTTGCGGTGGTATTATGTGGGATGCTTGGGGTGGTAGCGCTGGTGTTAATTGGGCTATACGTAAGCTAAAACAAATCGATAAAAATGGCTAGAAAAATACAGGTATCTAAATATACTAAACCAAAAAGGAAAAGCCACCCGCATTCTAAGAACCTGTCTAGGTTAAAATCTTCAAAAGGTTATAAAAAAACTTACAAAGGACAGGGGAGATAATTTTTTTTTATATTTTATAATATATATAATATATATAATATAATAATTAATATTATTATTAATATAATATATAATATAATATATATATATAATTTTTACTAACTTTAAAAGAAAAAATGCCTAGAAAAATATCACGCAAAGGATTAGTAAAGAAATTAGACAGAATATTTAGCGAGTATATTAGAAGGAGATATGCAAAAAATGATATTGTTGAATGCGTTACCTGTGGTATTAATAAACATTATAAAGAAATAGATGCAGGACATTTTATGAGTAGAAAACATTATTCAACTAGGTGGCACCCTACGAATGTGCAAGTACAATGCAAAAATTGTAATGGGTTTAGGGCAGGGGAAAATTATTTGTTCGGTAAATATTTAGATAGTTCTTTTGGAATAGGAACTGCTGATGAGCTAGTAGCCTTATCTAGACAAATTAAAAAATACACCGACAAAGATTTAGAAGAATTAATTTTTCATTATAAAAATTTGGTAAATGAATTATAATTACTAACTTGTCTTAGGTTTTTGAATAATTTAGTTTTTCTAAATTGAGTTAGTTAGATAAGGGGTAAATTAATTTTTACCCTTTTTTTTTGTTTTATTAAAAATTTTTTATAAATTTATATAATTAAATTAACAAATATGAAAAACTTATTTAAAAACAAACCTAAATCTAATACTGAAATAAATGTTAAGTTAAAATTAACTTTATTTGAAATTGACTTAATTAGAACTTCTTTAATACATAGTATAAACACAAGTGATTGGGAGTTAGAATTTGACAAAGACGCATTAGAAATAGTAAAAACCTTAAACAATGAATTATCAAAATACCAAAAGAGAAATGAATCCTAAGGACTTAACAATGAATTATCTTTATTTGCAGATTGATGCAATGAGAAAACATATTAACCAACAGGACAGACAAATTAAATTATTAAAAGCTAAAATGACACAATATGAAAAAATCTAAAATAAAATTTATAAAACACGAACAAAGCTGGTCATCTAAAGACGGGAAAGATTTCAACAAAGTAACAGTAACTTTTGAAAATGGAGATGCCTACGGTTTTAGCACCCCAGCACCTAGTCAATTCAATTATGCGGTTGGCGATAATCTGAATTATGAAATAACAAGCGAAAAATATAAATCTGCTAAAGCACTGGGTAAAGCTGAATTTAGTTATAATAAACCAACTGCGGTTCGTTCAACTAATGATAGCATACTTAGGCAGGTTGCTTTTAAAGGTGCTATCGAATTAGCAAGTAGAGGTATTATAAACCTTAACGAAATTGAAGAACATACTAACTTATTTAACAAATTAATAAAATGAATATAACAGGAAAAATAATTGAATTAGGAAACGTAGAAACTAGAAATAATTTTAGATTTAGAAATTTAATATTAGAAACTTTTGAAAAATACCCACAATTTGTGAGTTTACAATTTCAGCAAAAAAATTGTGAATTATTAGATATGAACAAAGTAGGCGACAAAGTTGATGTTAATATTAATTTAAGGGGTAGAAAATGGACTGACCCTAACGGGCAAGTTAAATATTTTAACAGCATAGTTGGCTGGAGAATAAGAGAGTATGCAGAGGAAGTCTCAGCAATGGAACACTCTCCAGACAGAGAAGATTTACCATTTTAATTTGTTATGTTTGAAAGGGGGGTTTTAATTAACCCCTTTTTTTTGTGATTTATTTTTATTAACTTTAACTAAAACCTACCTATGCTAATTAACTTTAAAGAACAACTAGATAAATTAAACCAAGTGCGAACAGGCAAAATAAAAGGGGGCTTAAAATTAAATTGCCCTAGTTTAGATGAGCACATTAGATTTAAAAGAAATAATTTTAATGTAATACTGGGACACGCAAACGTAGGTAAAACTACTGTCATATTGTATTTAATGCTTTTATATACATTAAGGCATAATATTAGGTGGCTGGTTTATAGCAGTGAAAATGAGGCATACAGTTTGATAAGAAAACTATGTGAATATATATGTTGCGAACCTATTAATAAAATAAACAAAGTTAAACTAGATAAATCTGCAGAATATGTTGATAGTCATTTTAAGTTTGTTAATGTAGATAAATTATATAGTTATAAAGATTTGTTAGATTTAGCAGAAAATATTAAAAAAGCTTGGGATTATGACGGTTTATTAGTAGACCCATATAATAGTTTAATTAAAGACAAAGAAGTTTTAAAAGGTATTAATTCACACGAATACGACTACCAAGCTACTAGCGAAATAAGACTATTTTGTAAAAAAAATAATGTAACAGTATGGTTAAACACCCACGCTGCCACAGAAGCATTAAGAAAAAAACACGGAAAAGGTGATTACTATGAGGGGCACCCAATACCACCAATGGCATCAGATGTTGAGGGCGGAGGCAAGTTCGTTAATAGAGCAGATGATTTTTTCGTAATACACAGATATATACAGCATCCAACAGAATGGATGTATTCAATGATACACACTAGGAAAATTAAAGATACCGATACAGGTTCAAGACCCACACCAATTGACAATCCAATACGATTAAGGAGTATAATAAATAATGTAGGTTTTGAAATTGATGGTAAAAATTTAATCAAAGATAAACCTAGTGAAAAAAAAGAACTCCCGTTTTGATGTAATTGAAAAAGCATTCAAAAAAAATAATGATTGGATAAATGTACTCAAATCTTTTGGGTGCGAAAAAGAATTGGCAAAGGACATTTGTCAAGAAATGTATATACAACTTCACTCGGATTTAAATAAAGGTTTAGATATAACTTACGGTAATGATGTAAATTATTATTACATCTATAAAATACTAAGAGGAATGTATTTAAATTATAAAAAGAAAGAATCTAGGATTCATAAAATACCATTAGATAAAATTGACGAAACTACAATTTCTGAGGTTATTGGGGTTGATGAAGAATTATATAAAAAAATGCAAGATGGATTAAATCAAGAATTAAATTCAATGTACTGGTATGATAAAAAAGTTTTTACTATTGTAGCTAGTGGCACAAGTGTAAGCGAATTAAGTAGGGAAACTAAAATCAGTTATTATAGTTTATATAATACTTACAGAACTGTAAAACAATATTTAAAAGATAAATTATTATGAAGTTAGGCGATTTAGTAGAAAAATTAACAACATATACAGGCATAAAATTTTTAGTAAAAAAAATATGGGGAGATGATTGCGGGTGTGATGAAAGGAAAAATAAATTAAATAATTTTAAAATAAAACGTAAATAATGGATATAGAAGATTATCAAGAATGGGTTGCTTTTAGAAACAATAGCAAATCCAATGTTTTATTAAAACACGAATTAGAATTAATTAGTAAGTTACACGCAAAGTATTTAAACCACAAATACAAATATGTAGGCGGTTGTAATTGCACTGGCACAATTAAAAAAGTTCAAAGCTGGATTAACGATATAAATAAAGTTTTTTCAGATGGGCATAAATAAAGTACACGAATGGGAACAGGCTATT